CAGCACAACGCCTGGGAAGACCGTCCTGATTCCTTCCGATACCACTCGTGCACGCAGCATCGCACGAGGATAGTTCTTCCAGTTGTCCTTGCCGGTCAGTCCTGCCTTCCGTGCTTGCTCAAACGTCCAGGTGATCGTTGCAGATCCACCGGATGGATGTGAAAAGGTTGCAGTAACTTCCTCGTCAGTCAACGTCTTCCAATCGACCTTGCCACCCTGCTGCTGAAACCTCGCCATCATGGTTTCTGCTTTCAAGGTTGGTCGACCTTGGATGATGTGATAGTCACGCGCGGCGAGAGCAGGATGATAGCCCTCTGCCTGGGCGATCAGCATCAGAGCAGTTGCCTGCTCGACGGTTTTCATCCCAAATAGTTGTGATTTAACGACAGCATTAGCCATCGTCTGTATTTGATCAACGGTGATTAACTGGCTCATGTTCAAGTCCCTCTAACATAAGATTGGCATATTCTGAAGCTGAGTCCCTAATCATCTGCTTAGATTGGTGATGATAGGGATTCTCTCGTTTGATGATAAATGCGGCCATCGCAAGAGCGCGATAGAGATGCCACACATCATCGTCATTGACCGACTCTTCATTCATTTAATCAAGAACCTTCTAGAGCCGGGGGCTTCCCGGACGAACTGGTTGTACATCTGGGGATATGCTTTCTCAAAAGCCTTAGAGTCAAACTTCATACTAGACTTCGCTGACTTCCAAGTTGCCAGAACACTACCATCAACAGAAGTTAGAACGTCCCTGTCGCGCATGAAACGCATCACTGCTAACTTGTGCTGCTCCTCTGCATCTTCCAGGCTCTTACGCTGTTCTGTGAGGCTAGAGAGCCTAGCAAGAACAGACTCTAGTTCGGCGTTAGCAGTAGCAACAGAAGCCTCTGACGTAGGAAACAGCAGTCTGGCCTGCTCAATAGTCTCAGGATCTGGCTGGGTATCACTAGCAACATAACTCCACCACTTGGCGCACCACTTGATGTGATCAACCATCATGTCAGGAGTGACATCAACTGGGATTACTTGTAACTCCTGGCCTCCCAGCAGGACAGCCAGATAGACCTTGTTGATCCCGTGGACTGTAGCTTCGTGGATACACTGGATACGATCAGCGTCAGGCATGATCCCAGACTCATCAAACTTCTTTCTCTGTGATCCGTTGTAGTTCTTGGCTTCAACCAAGAAACTTCCATCAGCAGAGATAAAGTCGAAGTGAGAACGTAGCCAAGGTTCTTTCGGATGTGACATCGCATAGTCAGCGTCCTTCAGCTCCACTTGCAGACGGTCCTGCACGAGCCTGCCGATCACTGGCTGCATCACATGACCCATCCGGACATTCTCTTTGTCAGAGATGTCTTCAGGAATGATCTTGCCCTGCTTAACGAGGATAGCTTCTGCTGCTCGACCATTAGCGGCCATACGGCTATCTCCGGACCACCAAGCACTGTTCCTAATCTCTGGGCTGAAGTCACTCATCGTTGTGCCCCTCGATAGCTTCGAAGAAAGCAGCAGGCATCCCGCACTTACCGTCCTGGAAGGTGCGCTGGTTGAATGCGTAGGTATAGAGCTTCGCCCCAGAGACAGGGTGCAGGTTGTAGAACGCACCACACTTGGCTAGTGCGTAGTCATCGTCGCCTGGACGTGGGATTAGATGTTTGCAGTGAATGCAGAGTTTCATAAGATCACCTATAGATATAAGATACGAGAGACAACACTAGATCACAGATAAAACAGTCTGTCAACTGTCTGTTCTCTTGTCACATATTTCGGACAAAAGAACCTCCAAGGTGGTAAGGCAACCACCCCGCCCGTAGGGCCACTCATGGGGCTGGTATTGACCAGACCTACACGGGGCTACTACCAGCGAACGCTTGACGCCAGATTCAATCGCACTAGACCTGAGACCACCCAGGAGGGCTAGTGCTTTTGCAGTCGCTCTGGAACGCTGCGCGGCTCGCAGGGGGTGGTAATCCCTGGCCGATGTTTCCTTCCCTGCCACCCATCTAGGTGCACCGCTAACGCGAGGAGTGCGGCTACCAGAAAACAAAAAAGGCTTACTACTGCACCCGGTAGGAACCCCGGTATATTGGGGCAGGTGCATGAGTAAGCCTTCTTAGCTGCTTCCTACGGCAACAGGGTAAACCCTAACACAAAAAAAAACCCAGATCAAGCGTCTGGGTTGAACGGCCTCACAGACCGAGAGGAGACAGCACTAAACAAACTCTATCCTACACCATAAATTGCGACTTGCTTCATCTTGTACACCACATGGTGTGGTCTGCGTCCGACAATCGCGAGATCTCTACCCTCTCCCCACGTTTTGAACGTGGTCCCAGGATACTGACACCTACCTTGACGGATCATCTGTGACTGATATTCGAACGTGCAGTCCTCGCAGTACTCGTGTCCTGGGGCTGGTGGGTGCATCCTGGCCGTGTGCAACCAGTCTAGGTATTCCAGGCGGCTGGGGAAGCAATCGGGTGTCATAGGACTTCCAGGATAGAGTTCAGGTGCTTGATAGCATCATCTACTGCTACTGCCTCTTCCCGTGGTGTCACGGGTTGAATCATTAGAATGTAGTGTGCAGAGTCTAGTGCACTCAATGCTTTCAATAGCACGGGTTTCATCGCGTGGAAAGCCTCTTGCCTGCCGAGCTGGTAGTAGTGGTCAGAACCCTCGTGCATGACTTGCCTGCCGAATTCTAAAACCCTCTGCTCTACTTCCTTCTGGGGGTATTTAACCCCTCTCCATATCTGCATCATCTGATAGTCATTCATTTTTCCTGTCCTATGTCATTCATTTCTATAAAGTCTCTCAACTCGTTAATTTCTTCTTGTAGACGCCGTTCGATCATCCTGTACGAAATCATTCCTGTCTGATGATCGGGGTGCTCTTCGCACCGCTCGTAAAAGTCCTTGATGTCCTTGTAGCGTTTCAACTTCCCCGGTACTTCCCCGGTACTTCCCCGGTCATCGGGGGTCACTTCGGGGGTGACATAGGGGGTCTGTTTCTTTTTCATTCCTCGTCCCTCGACATGAGTAAGATCGCACATCCGAATGCAGTAACAAGACCGATAGCGCACAAGTGGCGATCATCAATAAATGCTCCAACTATTCCGAGTGAGAATGTGGAGACCAAAAGCAATTGCAATATAATATTGGGATTCATAATATAAGATTCCTGATTTTACGGGCCTAGATTCCTGATTTTACGGGTCAGGAACCTAGGCTCTATGCGGGTTAGATAGCGTACTGGGACCTGTCGGATCCGTTGATCCAACGCGGGGTCTTACCGCGTCCTGACCAAGTAGCACCAGACTGGGGGTCTCGATACTTAGCCGCTACTTTGTTCCCAGGTTTGGGACCGGTCTTGACCTTGGGGGCTTTGTCTAGCCCCAGATCCTTGGCCGTTATCCCGTAAGCCGAGATCATTGTGCGAGCCATAGCGATTGCCTGCTCTTTCTCCTCACGCTTGACGATCTCGGCCTGGGCCTGAAGGTCAGCGATCTTTGCTTGGATTTCTTCGTAAAACATACACTCTCCGATGTGATGCCCCTAGAGGGGCTGTGAATGGCCCTGTACGGGCCGAATGATGTCCGGTTGGGGCTACCCTACACGGACGGATCTTGATCGCTCTGTGGGGCTGATATGGGGACTGCTATGGGTCTCGATGTTCCGTCAGGCATGGTAGCGATAACTCGGATGTCGTTACCCTCCCGACTGATGTGCCACACGACGGGGTCTCCGTCGAGCAGCATATCGAGGATGTCTTCGGCGGATGGGTTCACAAGTACCCCAGGGGGTGGCCGTCTTCGTCGTGCACAGCTACCACCCAATAGCGTCCTAGCTGTTTGATCGTATACGTCCATCCATCGTCAAACTTGACGTTATCTTCGACAATGGATTCGGCACGTTCGCGAGAGGTTAGGTAGGTCATGGGGGCTCCGATACGATAGGGTTAAACGGTACAACATCCACAGCACGGCGCGTCCTCGCACAGCCCACGAGCGTTACGGTATACGGTAGTAGACACACCGTTAGCACTGAATGTTGCAGTGCGAATACCGCCGACTAGCACAGCCTTACGGGTGGAACGGTAGTAAATAATCCGGTCACCAGGAAGGATATCCCGACCTGTTTTGCTGCACTTGCTAGGGTATTTTGCTGTCATATACATGGTAGAGACTCCGATAAAATAAGATAGTGAGAGAATGTTAGGGGAGATAATCTCCCCCGTCAAGTGTTATTTATGCTGCCAGTGCAATCGGTATCACACGACGCGCAACAGCATCGGCTTTCTTCGCACGAGTACCGTGTGCCAAAAAACCCACGATCACTTTACGATTGGCACGCTGGCACAATCCACACGAGTAGCACGTCACATCCTCGCGAGTCTGTGCAGGACACACGACGATAGGCCTACCCTGTGGTGTGGTAGTACGCTCCGGTGTGTCTAGTGGCACGACGACGGCAACAGGTAAGCCGTGTGCAGCAAGAGTGTCAGCGTGTCCAGCATCATCTGCCGATAGGTTTACGGTAAACCCACGTTCAGTAGCGAATCTCGCAAACTTGATAGCGCGCGCACTATGCTTGTGAGTGTAGGTAAACCCACGTTTTCCGCGATTAGCGTGGACTAGCTGCGCGATAGCGCCACCGTCAATATCCTCGCCAACACCGGGTAGGTCACCAGCCACATTGAAGCGCCACAGAGTATTCGGCTTAAGCTTGCGGATCTTGTCAGCTACAGTCTCTAACGCGGACCCGCGAATCGATACTTTGTTCCACGTCATGCGAGTGTGGAAACCCGCTTCAGCGTAGCAACTATCCCATTGCCCACACGACGGCGGACAAGTACCACGTTCAGAGTAGGTGACCGGTATCGGACCGGTTTTCGAGTTAGCAGACTTAGCGACATAATGGATTAGCATGGTGAACCCTCTAGATATGATTGTGATGTGATACCGGACAGCGTCCGACACTACCGACTGTTGCCAATCGGTAGTAGCTGAGACTGTCAGAAATTCCAAGCTTTAGCGCCGGTAGACTTTGCAAAGCGTTTAGCGTCAACCTTGCTGTTAAACGTCACCTCAGCGATAGTGTCACCACCACGCAAACAAGGGCTAACGCTGATAATGACTTGCCAACCACCCTTGACCTTGAAAATGTGTGCAAAGTTCATATTGTCACCTATAAGATAATCCGGTATCGATGTGATCCGGTAAAGAGATAGTCTCACAATATAATCAGTCTGTGTTAGCTATTTTCTCTTTTTTTTGTTTTCTATACTAGAGGAAACCCTAATGTATATCCATACAGTACCACTGTACTACCTGTAGCTACCTGTTCTACCTGTACAGTGTCCCCTATATATCTATAGATACAGTAGTGAGTGTCCTATAGGTTCTACTAGCACCAGCTACCGGGACACGAAAGGGTTAGGACCACATCTATCGTTCTACCGATGGGGACGTCCCCACCCTCCATCCTCCACGCTCTACGCTCTACCCTTCCCCCCTGCCTGCCCTACGCTCGCACGCTGCACTGGCATGGGATGGGGCGCACCGATCAGACCGTGCTACCATTCGCCCACGCCCCGGCCCGATGCGGTGGGTCTTGACCCCCGTGTGTGCGTGCACCCAACGGTTCTCCCCCCCAAGAAAAATTCATGTCATTTAATCTGGCTCAGTTCTACAAGTTCTGTAGTGAACTTAAAATAGAGACTAAGGAACATGGTCTCAGGAAGATGGATAGGTTATTAGGTACTCA